AATGGACGAGGATTTACAACTTCTGGTTCAAGTAGCTGGTATTTATTTTTTAAAGGAAACGTCCAAGCGTGGCAAATTGCAGGGTGTAAATAATGGCTGATATAAAAATAATTGCTTTTAAAGACGAAAATAAGTTTTCATATGTTATGGCGGATGCAGATGGGAATGCTCAAAGTACAATTCCTGAAACTGCAACCATACAATTCCCAGCAACCATATCTGGATTAAGTGATTGGGAAATTAAAAATTTTAGAACTGATTGCATTGATTTTGATGAAAGCAAAAAAACAGCTAAATGGAACACAACTAATTTTGCCAATTTTGTTGGAACTGAACCAAGTGCAGATGAATTGGCATTAGCATCAGTTCATCAGGCAAGAAGGATAGAATATCCCTACATTGGCGATCAACTAGACGATTTATATAAACAAGGTGCTTTTTCTTCAGATATGACAGCAAAAATAAAAGCTGTGAAAGATAAGCATCCAAAATAGGTTAATTAATGTATGGCATAAGTACATATTCACAAGCCCCATTTGGAGCATTAGGCGGTGACATAAATCAGGCACAACTAAGTTATGTTATGTCTACTACAGTACAAGTTACTGGCGGAACAACCAAACAAGCTAGTGCATCTTTAAGTTTTAGTTCCACATCTAATGCAACTGCTGGGCGTATACAATTTGCTTCTACCAGCTTTGGATCTCAAACTACTGTAGGTGCTTTAAGTCGAAGGGTTAGACAAGATAATGCTAATCTTTTTGATAATACCATAATGACAGTAGGGGCTACTAGATTTAGAACTTCCCCAATATCAGCAGTTTGTGAAACAACATTAGCAGTTCCATCTAGTGGCATTTTCAGAACTAGTTTAATAAATATTCCATATACAAGCCAAACAACTGCATCAGCAAGTGTAATTAAAACTGCACAAGTTACATCTAGTATGTTGGCACAAACTTCAACTTCAGCAAGTGCTATAAAAATATTAAGCCTAGTATCTTCTGCAAATATCTCAACGATATGTATTGCAGATGCATTTAGAACTTTATTTATTAATAGTGCATTCGCATTAGATACAACTATGGCTACTACTGTTGAAAGAGTAACGCCTGCAACAGTTAATTATATGAGCCAATCCTTAATGGAAACAGCAGTAAAACTATTATACGAACCAATAACTGTAACAAGTGAAACATATAATAATGTTTCAATTACAGATGAAAACTGGACACCAATCACGCCAAATACAGAAAGTTGGACACACATTCCACCACCATACGGATACTAAGGAGATTCATCGATGGGTACATTTAATTCAGCAAATTATGTCAAACCAGTTGTATCAGGATCGTCTGGACAATGGGGTACGCTTTTAAATAATATTGTCGATCAAATTGATACTGATTTTACATCTATCGACACTAGAGTGACTACTTTAGAAGGAGTTACTCCAGTAACTGCTTTTCTTGGCTTATCTGATACCCCATCAAGCTTTACTTCAAGTAATTATGTTAGGGCAAATAGTGGTGGAACTGCATTGGAATTTGTTACACCATCTATTACCGAATTATCGGATACACCATCAAATCTAGGTTCTGCAAATCAAATTTTGAAAATGAATAGTGGGGGAACTGCTCTTGAATGGGGAACTGATGATAGTGGTACTGGATTAAATTTAAATAGTTTTAGTGTAACTACAGCATCCGCTCAAAATACTGCGTCATTAAGTTATAGCAATGGAACTTTTACTTTTACTCCAAATAACTATACTGGTTTAATAACAACAGTAGCAACTATGGTAACTGGTTCTAAACCTAGTTTTGCTGAATTAACTGTTACACCATCTGCAAATCAATACACAACATGGACACATGGTTTAGGTGATCATCCAGATGCAATTTCAATATCTTACAAATGCACAAGTGCAGATTTAGGTTATTCAGTTGGAGATATAGTTTTATCCCATGATCATTGGGCAGAAACTAATAGTGTGGCTTTTGTTGTTTCTACATCAACAACTCAAGTAAGAGTATATCATGGATATACTGGTTATTATTTTCTGCCACATAAAGGTAATTCACAAGGTGCATATACAAATGGGCAATCAGTAGGGAAATGGCAATTATTAATAAGAGCATGGAAGTTTAATTAATGGCGATAATTCCTTTAAAAATTCCTGAAGGGATTTATAAAAATGGAACAGACAATCAACGTGCAGGGCGTTGGTCTGATTGCAATTTAATTCGTTTTTATGAAGATACAATAAGACCAGTTCTTGGATGGCGTTTTTGGGCTTTACTAGATAATAACACAGATCAAAGATGCCCAAGAGGTATTCACGCTTGGCGAGATAATTCAGGATCTAGGTGGTTGTCTACTGGGCAATATGACAAAGTTTATGTTTTTACGATTGCAGGAGTTAAATACGATATTACGCCAACTGGGATGACAACTGGGCGATTGGTCGCTGAAGAAAATTTAGGGTATGGGGGCGGTACGTACTCTACAGCAGAATATGGTACTCAGAGGGTTTCTACTGGAAATTTTTTACCAGCTACAGTTTATCATTATGATAATTATGGTGAACATTTATTATTCATGCATACAGATAGTGGCATTCTCTATAGATGGGAATTAAATACTTCACTAGTAGCTACTCAAGTTACAAATGCTCCAACTGGATTAAAAGCAATAGTGGTTTCAGAAAATCGATTTGTTATGGCTTGCCAATCAAGAACTGTTAATTGGAGTAGCCAAGAGCAAATTACTGATTGGACACCAACAACTACAAATAGTGCAGGCAGTTTTACATTAAATACAAGCGGAACAATTCAATCAGCAACAAGGGTTAGAAAACAAGTTTTCTTCATTACTGATGAAGATTGCTGGGTTGCTAATTATCTAGGAAGTCCATTTTATTGGGGCTTTGAAAAAGTAGGAACTTCAGGAATAATTGCCCCTAGAGGATTTGCAAATATTGATATGGGCTGTGTCTTTATGGGGCAAAGGGGATTTTATCTTTACAATGGTAATTTGCAGAAACTTAATTGTGAAATTGCAGACTTTTTATTTGACGACATTAATAGATCTGAAACTGGTCAAATTTATGCAGTACCCAATAGGCAATTTAGTGAAGTCATTTGGTTTTATCCATCAAGCACCAATACACATTGCGATAAATATGTATCTTGGAATTACGAGAAAAATGTTTGGTCTGTAGGAAAATGTGATAGATCATGTGGCGTAGATCGTGGTGTTTTTGAACTACCAATTTATGCATCATCTTTAGCTAAAACTGATAACAATACTGGTACACCAATTCCAGCAACAAATATGCTTTTAGAACATGAAGTTGGGGTAAGTTATCCAGAAGCAGAAGGATCAACAGCAGGCATACCTTTTTTAGAAAGTGGCGACATTGATTTACAAAACGACAAAGTATTGCATTTAACAAAATTAATTCCAGACGAGTCTAATTTAGGTGATGTTAATATAAAATTAAAATCTAAATATTTTCCTACATCGTCTGAAGAAATTCATCCATCTACTGGTCATTTTTCTTCTACAAATCCAACGCCAATCAGAGTTTCAGGAAAACAATTAAAAGTTAGATTTGAAGCAAATCCCACTCAGCCATCTGATTTTAGGATCGGAACTTTTAAAGTTGAAGGAAAAGTTGGGGGTGGTAGATGAAGATAGCCCCACCTCCAAAACAATATGATGAAACTTACGAAATTGAACGAAACAGACTAATTGAACTAACAGACTCAGACAACCAAAAAAGAAACACAGACATTGTGCTAACTAGCCCCAATGGAAGTCGTTTCAAAATAACCATCGATAATTCAGGAAATTTATCAACAACGTCTGTCTAATGTTAGAAAAATATCGAGAACTTTTAGAACGTGCATTAAAGCATTGTGGAAACACACATACCTTTGAAGACATTCAAAAGGGCGTGGCTAGTGGAGATATGCAAGCTTGGGATGGCGATGATAATGGTATAATTATAACGGAAATTGTGGTATACCCAAATAAGAAAACGCTAAACATATTTCTCGTAGGATTAGAAACTGGGAAAGGTTTTGAACAACTGAAAAAAATGGAAAAATCTTTGTGCGAGTATGGAAAGATGATGGGTTGCGAAACAATGACAATGTTAGGACGAAAAGGCTGGACAAAGCTGTTACCTGACTTTGGCTTTAATATACAGCATTACAAAATGGAAAGGACACTATAATGGGCGGATCTACTAGCAGGACAACAGCACAAACAAAGCCTGCACACATTGTCGAAGCAGAAAAGGAAGCCCTAGCTATGGCTAACTATCTTTCTAAACTTGGATATGTGCCTAGAACTGGGGTTCAAATTGCAGGATTATCTGATCGAACATTAGACAGCATGAGAGGTACAAATGCAGGGCTAGATGCTTTTGGATTGCCTACATCTGATGTGATGGCAAACATTCCACAAACAACTATGTCAGATAGCGGAATTAGAGGTTACACAACAACTTCAGGTCTAGATGAATTAATTGCAACAATGCAACGTGATCGTCCTGCACAATATAACTACATTATGGATATGTTTATAGATCCAGTTACTGGGGCAATGCCAACGATGGGGGCAAGTACACCAGCGTCTACACCAGCTACAACTGGAGATCAAACAATGGATTACATCAACGCTGTGCAAAATCAAGATACACAAGCTGGTTATGAAAAAAGAGCCGAAAAAGAATGGCACGATAAACAAATGGAAAAAATAGCCCCTGAAGGTGGTTACAAAGATGTATTGGATTACTTTAAATAGGAGATAAAAATGGCAGGATCAGGACAAAACGTATATCAAAATGTTGCAACTGGTATGACGAATGCTGGTACTGGTTTAAATAATGCAATGAATTACCAGCCAATGCAAGTTAGCGTTGCTGATAGAGATATGAATAAATATCTAAATCCTTACACTCAAAATGTCATTGATAACACAATGAACACTTTGGCTGATGCTAATAAAATTGCAAACCAGCAAATCTCAGATAAAGCAGATTCAATGAATGCTTTTGGTGGTAATCGCATGGCAGTACAGCAGGGAATCCAAAATGCAAAATTTGGTGAACTGGCTACCAACATGGCATCCAAATTAAATGAAGCAAATTATAATCAGGCACTAGCCAATACCCAATTCGATACTACCAGTAATTTGCAGGCAGATATGTCAAATCAAACAGCAGGATTAAATGCCAATCAGCAAAATATAGCTGGGGCAACTGCATTAGGACAATTAGCAAATTTAGGATTTACACAAGGACAAACATTACAGAACCAACAAGCAAGAGAAGGTGCGTTAATTCAAGCATTAAATCAGGCAATATTAGATGCAGAAAACAAGCAAGTAGAAGGTTTCTTAAATCAACCAAACAATGCGTTAGCAACATTAATTTCAGGTCTTGCACCGCTAACTGCATCCGCACCATCTACCAAAACAGAAAGTAGAAAACTTGGTCTTTTTGATTGGCTTACTGGAATTGGCGAAGCGTTTCAAGGCTGGAAGTAAAATTGCTGTATTAATAGGGAGTTTTTTTCTTATGGCAATGAGTGAAAATGTAAATTTGGCTTGGAGAATGTTCAAGGATCTAGGGTATTCGGACGTTGTTACATCTGCTCTTATTGGGAACATGATGGAAGAAAGCTATCCAGATGTTAGACCAACAGCTTTTAATAAAAATGAAAATGCTTTTGGTATTTTACAATGGCGAGATACAAGCGGAACAAATGATGCAGGCGTAAGTTGGAACAGCCCTAGAATACAATGGTTAAAAGCTTTTGCTAAACAAAAGAATTTAGATCCAGAAGACATTCACACACAAGTTTTATTTACGGATTGGGAACTAAAAAATAAATTTAAAGGGGCATATGATAAACTTTGGAGAACTGATGATCTTGCAGAAGCAACCACAATTGTTGATAGGGATTATGTTTATTCTTTAGGAAAATCAAGAGATAATAGAATTAAAAATGCCAATCAAGTTCTTAAAAACTTTGCAGGAACAAAAGGTAATATGAACTATTATGGTTCAGATACTGATCCATCAGAAATTGATAAAATAGTAAATCAAAAAAATGAATCTACTGGAACTGGAGATGATCGATCACAATTCCAAAATATAATTAATACAAGCTACGTAAATCAAGCAAATGGTGATGATATGGAAACTGAAAATTTAGGTTTATCAGGAAATAATAATAATAAAAAAGAAACTTTTGTAGGAAAGTTTAAAAATTATCTGACAAATCCTGATAATTTCGGTGATTTCATGGGAAGGTTAGGCACACTTGCCAATCGCTTAACTTTAGATCCAGATCCACGATATGCAGAAAGAATGAATGAGCAAAGGCTTTTGCAACAGCAAATGGAAAAACAGAATGCTACTGCGGATGTTTTAGAAAATATGGGTTATCCTGAATTAGCCCAAATGATGCGAAATGGTGAAATAACTGGTGCTAATGCTTTAAGTTTTATTAAAGGGGATAAAGCATCATCTAATAAAATTAAAGAATTTATGGAAGCTAAGAAACTAGGGCTTATCGGTGAAGATGTAAGTTGGGAAGACTATTTGCTTGTGAAAAGTGGGGTTGTTCCTGAAGATGAAGTAACAAAAGCATTAATAAAAAGTGACGTAGCACGTTATGAAAAATTTATGGAAGATGCAGGAAACACAACAAAGCAACTAGATATGCTGAATGAACTTGCAACTTTAAATGTTGGTAAGGGCGATATACAAGGTGGTTTTGCAGAACTTAAATCAGGGTTTTATAATGTTATGGCAGGCTTTGGTCTTTTATCCCCTGAAAAACAAACAATGCTTGCAAACGCACAAACATTTGAATCTTTTGCAAATCAATTAGTTTTAGATTTAATGGGTGGTTCTTTAGGTGCAGGATTTTCTGATGCTGATAGAAAGTTTGTTATATCGATGGCTCCGATGCTAGGAAATACCCAAAAAGCTAATGAAATGGTAATGGAAAAAATGAGAGCGATTATTCTAAGGAGAGAAGAAGTAGCACAATTAATGAGAGCATATTTTAAAGATAATAGTTCTCTACAAGGTTTCCAAGCATTTATTAATGACAAATATGGATACACCAAAACTGGAAAACATCAAGATGGATCTAATAGTCTTTTTGGTGGAAAAGATAAATACATTATTAAAGCATCAATTAATAGTTAGGAAATAACATGGGTACACAAGTTATAATTAATGACCAGATTATTGAATTTGATGAAGATAATGTAACTGAAGATCAAATTAGATCTTGGGCTGAAAAACACAATTATGGTGAAATTAATACTCTTGAAATAATAGGTAAAACAAAAAATGGGAAAGTAGAAACTACTGATGAAGATGCAGGATTTTTCCAATCTTTAAAAACAAAAGCTGGAAATGTAGCAAAAGCGGTAAGTGATTTTGTTACTGCTGAAAATAGAGATCCAGATGTCCTTACAATTGATGATTTACCAGTAAGTCATAACTTGGCTTTGCAAGACCTAAAAAATCAATATGGAAGACCAGATTCGGATGCAACAAGTGTGCAGGAATTTTACAAACAAATCTTTTTAGAAGCTACTAGTGAAGATAGTGGAGAACTGGCTAAAGAAAGATTGACCAATATTAACGAACTTGGAAATTTTAAAGATCAAGCAAAAGAAACTTATTCAAGTGAATTTGATAAAAAATTAAAACAATTACGTCTGCAACTTTTAATACCCATGACAGACGATAAAAGAATTAATGCCATAAAAAATATTCATATGGATACAAAGTTTGGCAAAGATGAATCAGGGAATATGACCATCACTTGGAAGATGCCTGATGGTGAAGGAAAAATGAAAGATTACACATTTTATCCAAATCCAACTGGTCTAGATCAAACTGATATATTGCAAGCCAGTACATCAGTAATTGCATCTATTCCTGCGGTTAAACTTGTAAGAGCGATTGGATTGTCAACTACTGGGTTTATAGGTGGTACAACAACTGGTATAGCAACTGGTTTAAGTCTTGGCGAAGGGGGTGTGCAATCTGGCAAAATTGGTGGTGAAGGTAATTTACCAATAGAAAGAACGCCAATTCAAGACGCAGTTTATGGCGGAATGTTTGGTGGGTTTGGACAAAAGGCTGGTGAAATTATTTCATCTCTTGCTGGTGCAGGATTGAGAAAGGCTGGGGCGATCTTTTCATCAAATGGTAGTTTACGTCCAGAAGTGAGAAATGCCCTAAGAGAGATGGGATTTAGCACCGAAGAAATTGCTGGGAT